TCTGGAAGTCCGCCGTAGATTTCTCTCATATCGCTGTTATAAACAGTATATCTTGGATCGTTATCTCTGTTGGAAAATGTTGCAAAGTTAGGTAGGGGTTCTTTATTTGGCAGATTATCTATGTCTGTTGTAAGAGTAGCTAATGCTGCAGTAACTTCTGTTAATGTTCCAGCATTTTGCAAGTTTGTCTGAATAGACTGCATAGTAGCATTTGCTGCTATAGCTGTTACAAAGCTGTCTGCAATAAGCTTGTCAATGCCTGGAATGATTAGCTGTATCGTGCTATTTGCTACTGCCATTTAAATGGTCTCCTAAATTTCTATTATATGTTTGTTACTTTAACGCCAGAGATAAACAAGCTAACTGATGTAGCTGCTGATGCTGATACTGAAATAGCATCTCCTGCGTTTAATACCTGCTTGAAATCAAGTACTGTGATCTGGCGTGGAGCCAGGTCTAGGTTCTTGAAGAAATCTGTTCCTGCAAAGCTAAGTGTGCACTGCTTTGCAACGTCTGTTAGGTTTGCAACTGTAACTGATGTTATAACATCTGTTTCACCTGCTGGGCATGTCCAAATCTGTGTTGGTGAGTTTGGTACTACGCCGCTGTATAGTCGTGCTGGTAAGCTAATTGTAGCCATTTTATATTACTCCCATGTTTGCGTATAAAGTATAGTTGCTAATTGCTGCGGCGACCAGTGCAATCTGAGTTGTACCAGATGTGTTTACTGCTGCAATCTGTGTTGCTCCAGCGGCAGTAACAAGGTTGACCTGACCTGCTGCAGCGCTTTGAACGCTTGTAATAGAGCTATTTGTTACACCAATGATATCGTTGACGCCAAGTAAGTTGCCTAGTGTCTCTAAAGCCTTAGCTAAGAATACTAGGTCCTGTGGATCTAGTGTTGAGCTTGTTAAAGCATCAATCTTATTTTTGGCTAATGTTACTTGGGTGCCAAGTGTTGAATAGTCAGTCATTTTTTACTACCACCTCTTTGTATTAATTATAGCATGACCGTTATTATTGCGGTTCTGCTGGGAATGGGGCTTCTGGATCGTTACTTAATACCTCTAAGTAATCACGCAAAGCCTGTCTGTATATTTCCCATTCAGCTTTTTTAGCATCAGACAAGGGGGAGGATGCTAGCTGAGTCCAATCTGACTCAGACAACTTCTTATCCCTTTCAAATCTAGTATCAGACATCTTAGTGTTATATATTAAATCTTCTCTATACTTATCTGTCTGATTTTTTGTCATTGGAGAAACTTTACCGTCAACAAGCTTATATATCTTGCCTTCTATATCTATAGGAACCTTATACCAACCTTGACCTGGATCTTCTTCAAAAAGACCTGATTGGCCTTGAATTCCTTCTTCTGTAAAATTCATGTATCTTGATTCTGACATTATCTATCTCCAAACATTTCTGCGGTTCTCTTCCAGATTCTGTATGAGTTTTTAATATTAAATTCATTTAGCTGATCGTTATACGTTAAAGCTGCGTGTGTCATTTTGAGGTCTGGTTGAACCCAGAAATCAGAAAATGTGTTGTGCAGATCATAGAACATATTTGAATCTAGGTACCAAGCAACATATCCTGACTGCCAGTAATACATTGTATTTGTCTGTGTTACAGAAACTGTTGTCTTGGCTGGAATTGTGACGTTAAATGACCATTCGTAATATGAGTTTCCGCCCGTTCTATTTACTGGAACGGTCCAGTTAATATCTGTAACTGCATTATAAGAACCGCTGTTATTTGGTGTTCCAATACACACACCAGAACCATCGTATCCTGAAGCCCAGTAATTACTATAGTGGCCATACATTGTAACAGTTTTTGATAAAGTTGGATGGTGGTTTCTTAAAAACATGGTTCTTAGTCTAAATGGAGAATATGCTGTATCTCTGTTATGGGCAATATGAACGTCATCGTTGCCAACCACAGAGTTTTTTGCATAAACCAATCTATTATTTTCAAAGGATGCGGTTGCATACCCAACAGTATTCTGTCTTGTATTTGTTCCAAGGGAGAACCAAAATGCTCTCTCACAGTCTGCCTGTGTTGTTCCAGTCAAATAATTATAGTAGTTGGTCCAAGATTCGCTGTTTGCCCAGATTTGCCACCATGATTGTCTTCTTTCGTTGATAGATGTAATTACTGGAATTTGATATGGTCTTCTTGTTCCATCAGTCACTTCTTTAAATAGTCTTGACTCAGCATCAACAACACCTAAAGATGCTGGTGTTATTCCTAGCGCTGCCCCGTTTACTCCAATTGTTGCAAGATCTGCTGCCTTAAGCCCTGAGCTTAAAGTAATAAGTGAATTTAAATCTGCCATTAGATGATCCTCCAACCATAAGTGCTATTTGAGTACAATAGCTTTACTCTTTTACCGTTCACGTTAAAAACTAGATTTTCTTCTAGACCCTGAATTCTCTCTCCAGATCTAGCTACTGTAAAGTTTGTTGTTGCAGCTGTTCCTGCAATATCAATAATTTCAACTACATCTCCAGTGATTGGGCCAGGCGGAAGTGTAATTACTTGGTTTGCAACTGGAACAACCATAAGTCTATCTTTTGCAAATGCTTGATATGATGTTCCAGTAATCTGTTGCCAAGGATTAAATGATGCAGCCGCTGCTTGAGCTGAAGCTGTAGCAATTGCTGAAGATTGTGAGTTTATCTGACTCTCAAGAGATGTAGTTCTTGGAGCTAAGTTATTGTATGATGCTTGAAGAGTATTATATGCGATTTGAAGTGTTGATACTGCTTCACCATTTGCGGTTCCATTAACAACTACTATAGCAGCATCTCTTGCAGTATTTAATTGAGATATAGCAGCGGCGGTTGCCCCAACAATATCTTTTACTCCAAGTGACTCTGCTAAGATGGTAAGCGACTCAGCAACATACATTATGTCTTCTGCTGTAAGGGTTTGAGAAGTTAGCCCATCAATCTTAGATTTTAAGACTGCAATTTCATCATTAAGTGTGCTATAGTCTGGCACTTTTTCTCCCTTTTAAGCCTGAGCTTCTGTCCATGAAAGACGAGCTGAAATATCTGAAGATGTCAAACCTAAGTTAGTTGCAACAATTGTTAGAATATCTGGACCATTTGGGAATCCTGGAGCAGATGAGTTACCATTTCCAGAAAGAATAGATGTTCCAAGATCTCTAACCTTTGAAAGGTCAAATGTTGTTGTTGCGTATTCTGTTGCTGTACCAGATACGTAGAATGCAAACGCCTGGTCTCCGCCTTGAACTGTTGATATTGGAGTTGTAACGGTTGTACCTACGTTACCAGTGCTATCGTGGTAAATTACCTGTGCTAAAGATCCACCTGGGACTCTCTTAAGCTCCCAGTCCGCTGGAATGTTTACACCAGTTGGGAACTTTGCTACGTTATATAGACCCTGGATAAGGAAGGTTCCTTGCGCCAAGATACCAAGTGACTGGAGTTGTAGCTGCATAGTATTAATAACTTCACGAATACCATAGTTTCTACCAATTCCATTGTCTGCTGAAGGTGCAATTCTAATTGAGATAAGCGGTCTTGGAACTGCTGCGGAACCAAATGACTGCTGAATGCTTCCGTTTGGAGTAACAATCGAAGCAGGTATTGTTCCTGAATTTGATATTGTGTACTGAATTGTATTTGCTGTAACTGCTGATACTGTATAGGTTCCATTGAATGTTGTGCTTTCAATTGCTAAGGCTGATGAACCTTGAACTTGTGCAGTATATCCATATGCACCAGCCAATGTAATTGTAAATGTGTTTGCTGTTGGTACCGTATCAATATTTCTAGTTCCATTTGCAACTGTTAGTACAGCATTGGTTACTACTAGTCCAGTAGACCCTCTATTTGAAAGAGTTGTTCCAGATATGGCTACGCTATATCCTGCTACGAAGTTGTGTGCACCAGAAGTAGTAAATGTTAAGCTAGTTGCTGATGTTCTTTGTATTGATGTAATAACCGCTCTTGTGTTAACATCTGAAACTGCTACTGGGTATCCTACCTGAAGTCCATGATTAGATGCTGTTGTTAGTGTTGCTGTACCAGCAGTTGCTGCCTTAGATGTTACCTTTGCTGTAACTGTACCAGAACCTGCAATATTCATAAATCTTTGCATACCAGCTGTAAAGATAAAGTTCTTATCATCATCAAATCTTCCGTCCATAATTACTGATGAACCCCAGTGTGAAATAACTGGAGCGCATGTATTTGTAATTGTCTGAACTGATACTTGTGATGTTCCAGATCCATTTGTAATTGTTGAATCTGGTGTAAATGTTACTGAGTTTTGAGTTCCGCTTAACTGCCAAGGTGTTCCACCAAAGAATGATGTCATAGGCTGTCTGCGGTTAATGTTAACTGCATATCCTTGTGCTGTTGCATTATATACTGGATTGGTAATTGTATATGAGCACAATTCAACTGCTGAACTATCTCTAATAATTAACCATCCTTCTGTTGGCCAGAACTTGATGCTATCAACATACATAAGAATTTCTGATGATGCAAGGGCAGAGCCTACAATTCCATTTCCACCAGCCTTTAACTTTGTATTAAAGAATGGTGAGTTAATTGCCTCGTAACGTGCAGGAAGGTTTCCTGAGCGCATGTAAGCTTCTGTATTTGTATTGTTGTTAGGCATTCTATGGCAATATGCGATATTACCCTCTGTTGTTCTAAATCCAAATCTAATAAATCCTGCGCCATACCATGTATAGTCAATATATGCCATCTGCATCTGAGTTGTATCAAGAGTATAGCCTGTAGGACCAGTTCCGTCCATCTTGTCCATATTCCACTCTGTCTGAGGAACACGAATTTCTTGTGTTACAAGGTATCTTGATGTTGCATTTGTAGCGCCCTTATATGCAGGTGTAATTGCCATTCTAGTATCACTAGAAATTTCAGCTACTGTATAGTTAGCACCCTTAATAACAATTTGATCTCCTACTAGAAGCTGCTTGCGGAATCTTGTTCCTGATCCAGTAACAATATTAGAATATTGTGTTACAGAAAGTCTTCCGAATAACTCTTTCTTTGAGAATCTTCTTACAGCATATAAGTATGTTCCGTCATATTCAAAGAAGAATCCGTTCTGATCGTTATATAGACCACAACGTGTTGCTGCCCCATCCCACTCATATACTGTAGCCTTAACATCAATACCGCCTGGGAACTGATCTGTGGCTGTTAGCCCTTGTGTAAGAACCATGTTATATTGGAATGAGTTTGTACCAAGGATGTTAGTTACTACGAACTTTCCATTCCATGGGTTATATGAGCCAGCTGTTACAACACCCTCGATCTTAATCTTAGCACCTGGCTGTAAACCATGATCTTGAATTGTCTGTACTGTAACTGTTTGGCTCCCTGGAAGTACTCCAGCAACCGTAATTCCATCAATATCAAATGTTGGTGTGAACTTTACACCAGTTGAGAACTGCATTGCCTTACCAGACTGGTATCTAAAATATCTACGTGTCTGACGAACTACTCTAACTCCGCAAACATTATCTGTTGTTGATAGAATAACTCCACCATCAAATGGGCGGTGCTGTACATAGCCATTTGGCTTTGCATATAGACCAACTCCACTTGTATTCATAGATGCATTTGTTACTGCCGATGTCATCTTAAACTTAAATTGATTTGGTGCTGATACGTTAAAAATTCTCCATGTTCCAGCAATTGGACATGCTGGATTTTGGTTTCCGATAAGAATTGGTGTTCCTGGAAGAAGTCCATGTGGATTACTTGTTGTTACTGTAATTGTAGACTCTGTTGCTTCGTCAGAGTATGCTGACCAACCATTTAATCCTGATGAAGAGTTTCCTCCTGGAATATGTGCGTTGTCATAAATTCCTCCGCCTGTTACTGCAGTAAGTGTTCCATCTCTTAGGTTTCCGCTTACTACTCCAGACGCTTTAAATGTAAATGTGTATCCATCTGGAGATACTGTTTCAATAGGGTATGTTCCTTCTGATAGAGGGTTTAGTGAGTCTTGTACAGAGATAACATCACCTGCAACCAAGTCTGTGGCTGGAGAAATAACATTAACTGTAACTATTGATCTTGGAGATGCTCCATCACCAGTCATTGAAGCTAAATCAAAAGAGTTTCCGCCAGTTGCTCTAGAAAAGAATGATGGATAATTTGCTGTAAGAACAAGAGCTTCCCACTTAGATCCCTGAACACCGTATTCAAAGTCTGTATCGATAAGTGATTGTGGAGGAGCAACTCTAAGCTTATTTACTGCGTCTAAAAGTGGCTCTGTAAATGTTACTGTGTCGGCAACTTCATCTACAATAATTGCTAGCTTATCGTTAGCATTCATTCCGTTACAGTTGTACTTTAATACAATTGTAGTTCTTGGGTCGTATCCGACTTCATTATCTATTGAGAATGATTGTGCATTGATATTTGGATCTGAAAAATTATATATTACTGTACCCGCAGTGGTATTTGTAATTAGCATCAAGCGGTCTTGACGAATGATTCTAGGGACAACAATGGTATTTGTTGCTGGGTTAAATGTATAGTATGTTTCTTCTATTTGTCTTCTTGCCATTTTTTCTCCCTAAAATAAATAACTTGTTGCTGCGAAT